AAGCTTTCGCACCGGCTCGGACAGGTTATTTATTGTGGTAAGGCACAGCTTGCATATTCCAAGCGCAAAGCCGAAGAAATGCTGACTGCCGCTTGAATACGGATAGTACGGCAGAACATACAGCGGCAGACTAAGTCCATCGACTTTAAGTATATTTGCGTAAGAATAGAGGTAGCTGCTTGAATAGGTGGGCGCAGAAAACCGCATTCTGTATCTGCCGTAATCTTCGCCGCTTTTGATTATCTCAAGGGCAAGCAGTGAATAGGAAATATTGCAGCTGTCGCAAATCACAAGCGGAGTGTTCGTCTTTTCGTCAACATAAAATCCCCAGAAGCTCGCCGCCGTCATATTAGAGAGCGTTCCGTCAGCGACATACTGCCATGTCTTGCCCGTGGATTTGCCGTCCTTTGTGAATACTCTAAGCTGACCGAAATTGTTGGTCGTGGTGACTTCGCTACCATTTATCAGCGGATTTTTTGTAATGACGAAATACTTATCATCCCACTCAAATGCGCTCAGCGCATTGCAGTAATCGCCGTTCACACCCGCGCCGTAAAACCATCTGTACTGCGATGAAGAATTGCTGATTCTCTCATACTTAAATCCCACGCCATACATCTGGAGCAGAGTGTCTGTTTCGATGGTTTTCTTCGAAACCTGCGAGTAGTCGGACAGCCTGAAAATATAGTGATGGATATGACAGCGTGAGGTCGCAACAATATGTATCTTATCGCCGATAACATACGGAAAATACGCAAGCCATTGAGGGTCGTCCTCCCAGTCCTGACGCAGCTTTTCCTTTTCCTCCTGCGGTACATAGTCCGCATTTGTAGTGTTACAGTCATAAAAATAACTTCCGTGATGATAGCTGTTATCGTACATAGAATCCGGAATACGCTCTGCAGCCGGAAACAGCTCTATGACTTTCTTCACGCTTATAATGCCGCAGAACGGTTTTTCCGCGCTTACGCTTATCGACATGGGGTCGAACATAACGACCTCATAAATGCACCCGTCATGGATATGCTTTCCGAGGAGCCGCACATTTCCATTCGTCAGCCTGCCCATGTAAAACCACTTGAAAACTCCGCAGTTGAACTGCGAATCCGGAATATACCGTCCCACAATAGTGTGATACGCCTGCCTGAACGAATCCAGAGAGCTGCTGTTAAGGTCAGTTCCTCCGCAGGACAGATTCCAGTATGAATGGTGCATTCCGTTTGTGCCGCCGTCCTTGGTGGTAAGGCAGATACAGCTGATCTCGCCGTTCGCCTTATCCGAAGCGAAATCCCACACATGGCGGTAGCCCTTGCCGTTCTCAATGCGGTCGCTTTCGTTGGCATTGTAAGTGCCGATGCTTGTGTCCGTGTTCGTGTTGGCGATTCCTGCGTGACCTATCTCCTCGTTCGTCCAAGGTAGCATCATATTGTTGCCGTCCTCGGGTATCTTGTCGCGACAGACAATAACCCCACGGAAAGCAGTATCGGCAATGTTTCCCGCAAAATCACGCAGCAAATTAAAGCTGCGGTCGTTGTCGGAATCCATGCCGATTTCGATGTAATCGGGCGGGTTGAGAATCGTGTCAACGGCATTCGTAATCATATTTTCTTCATGAAGTTCCTTAACCACTTCTCCGGATTTCTCATCAAAAAGCTGAATGGTCGCTTTACCTTTAATCATTCCTGTTCCTCCTTATACGGTGTGTAAATAAACGATGTCTGGAAGCTGCCGCACGGCACATTGTTCAGAACATCAGTCAGATTTCCGACATCTCCGTCATACAGTAGCGTAATGCTCTGAACGCTGTCTTTCATCACGGAACTTCCGAACGCAAGCCAAATCGTACTGCCGAAATCACCGGTGCCGAAATCTGCGGAAATCGGCTGTAAACGCACCGTTTCGTGTTCGGTAGTGACTATCATTGTGAATGCCGTTGTTTCAATGCGCTCTGCCTTGACGGGATTTCGCAGTTCAAGATACAGCTTTCTGTTCGATACGTTCACTACGGTTATTGGCGGCGGTGTGATTATTTTCGGACTCCATGCGTCAGGGAATACCGCTCTGATGGTGGGTTCAAGCGTTTTTCTGTTTCTTTCACGCTTAACAAAAGCGGGCATAGTTTCGCTGAACTTGAATTTGTGCGACTTGAGTATCTCAAACAGCAGAGTATCCGATGTACGAACAAGCGACTTTCTGACGGTTCTACGCATAGTAAAATGAAACTCGTCCTCGCGGGTTTCGATGTAGCCGTCCCACGGAGTATCTCCGGCGAGATAAGCGCCCATTACATAGCCCCAGGTCTGCATTTTCGGGAATTTACCCTCTGCGCCGTCAGCCGAAACCACGCTCAACGACATGGTGTTCTGTCCAACTTCAGATGTGAATGGGTAGGTGTAGGTCTTTGTGTGTGCTCCCTCGCTGAAATACTCCTCATACCGCATGACCTCGTTTTCGTTCTTTTTCAGAATAAATGCAAGCGTTCCTGCGGCTGAAATCACGAATTTCACGGTCGAACAGAACGCCGCGTATGTCACTTGAATCGCATTGTAAGTAATGCGGAACAGCCGCTGTGATTTCTCCGTAACCGAAATATCCGCGCTGTTTGTTGCGGTTTTCAACTCCGCAGTGGATTCGCCCACGTCCTTGCGTATCTCGTTCGTTTTCTGCTCCATCTGATAGAGATTGTCCGAAATGCTCGGTCTGTAATCTCCAACCTCGATGGAAATCTCACGGCGGTTGTACGGATTGAAACTCATGGCGATTATGCGTGTGTTCACATTGAGATTGAACGGGTGGAACACTATCTGAACATTATCGCCGACCGAGAAATTGACGTTCTTGTACAGCGTCAGGCCGTAGTTTGTAGTACCGGAACGGCTGTCGGTTTCCATTGTGAGGTCGGACACGTTTTTTCCGTCCATAATGCCGATGTAGTCCTGCGAACCTCTGTGAGAACGAATATTTATTTCCCCTCCATTGTACTCGATTTCTCCTCCGCAGAGCGCAATTAGCTGCATAAGAGCCGCCCTGCGAGTACATTCTCGGTTGATTTTCAGCTTTATCGGAACGGTCGGGTCGCATATTCCTGCGGTCAGTGAAGTGCCTTGCAGCAAAGAAATAAGGCACTCACTCGGAGCGCCCTCGAAATCAAATTCAGTCAGCTTGTATTCATCGTTGTTAAGTTCGTAGGACTTATGCTCGCACTCCACAGTGCAAATCGCAATGCCGTTTGACAGGGATTTCGACACCTTCACAACATTGAAAAGGTAGTTCAGCGTATCACTTTTCAGCCGTACCTCCAGCCCCGTGAATATCTCCGAAGCCATTGAGGAAATCACTGAAAACTGAAAGGTGCATTCTCCGTTCAGGCTGTCGGTCAGCGATGCCGAAATCACTCGGGTAAACACACCACGAACATTTCCGTTTTCGGTCACGATTATCTCAACCATCACACCGCCCCCGCATTCCTTACCGTCACCTTGTTCTGATTCCATTGTATTCGGGATATAACCTTAGTCAGCGGAACTCCGTCAATACTAAGCGGAATTGTTACATCAAACGCCTGCGTCTGTACTCCGTTGAAGCCCGAAACCGTGCCGTTCATATCGAGGTCAAAATCTGACGGAATAGCGTTCTGCATACTCTTTGAAACGTCCTTCATCTCATCGCCGAAGCCCTCGCCAAGTCCTTCAGCCATAAAGCCGCCGAGATTGGCGAATAGCTTTGACGGCGAGTGTATTCCGAAGAAGTCCTTGATTCCGTCCACAATGCCGCCGAAAAATCCGCTTATCTGATTCCAGAGCCACGCGCCCGCGTCAGAAATGCCCTGCCACAGACCTTTCAGCAGGTTGCCACCGACCTCCGCCATCTTGCCGAAGTAGCCGCCGAATGCGTCAACGATACCCGCTATGATTTGCGGAATAGCCTTGACTATCTCCACGATTATGGTCGGGAGATTTTCAATCAGCGCGATAAACAGCTGAACGCCCGCCGCAACAAGCTGCGGAATCGCTCCGATAACAGCGTCAATAACGCTTGAAATAATCTGCGGAATAGCCGCAACAATGGTCGTGATAATTGTCGGCAGGTTCTGCACAAGCGCGATGAGCAGCTTGATTCCTGCTTCGATGATAAGCGGAATAGCGGAAATCACCGCCTTGATTATACCGTCAATTATCTGCGGAATTACCTCCACGATTGCCGCAATGATATCCGGCAGAGCCGTCACAAGCGCCGTCAACAGCTGTATTCCCGCTTCGATTATCTGCGGTATCGCGCCGATGAGGAAATCCACGATTCCCGTGATTATCGGCGGCAGGGCTTC